CCCTGGCCACCCGCTCGGCGACGATGCGGTCGACTTCGCTTTGGGTCAGGGTCTTTTCCGCAGGCTTCTGCTCCGAAGTGGGGGCAGTATCCTGGTGTTCCGTCTCGGTAGACGTGTCGGTCATTTCTTCTCCGTAAGCCCGTCGGCGTGAACCGTCCGTTTTGCGCTGGACGTGAGCGCATCCCCTCCGGATGGAGGGTGGTCAATGGCGGCTGCCGCCGCGTTCCCGCTCGGCCTGCCGCATCGCGGAAAGGATCGACCTGAAGTCGCCTTTGCCGTCCTCGTAGGCGTCGTTGTATTGGGTGGTCCACCGCGCCACATACGCTGGCGGCTCGTAGCTGTCACCCGCCCGCACGGGGACGGGTTCGCAACCGCAGTCGTCGTGGTACAACTCGCCGATCTTCCGGTCACCGCGGGTACGGCCCTTGTTGCCGACGACGAACTTCGCGGATTCCTTCGTCAGGTAGTCAGGTCCACGGGTGGCCAACAGGCGGCAGAACGCGCACGCATCAGGCTTCGCGTGCCGTGTCCACCGAACACCCTCGCGATCAGCGTTTTCCACGATGGTGTCCCGGGCGGCCGTGGTGACGTATCTCTGAGTGGCACCCGAAAGGCGTGTGATCACGCGGGCCCTCGGCTGTTCCGGCTCTGCGGTCACCACGCGCGCGGGTGACTCGCCCTCCTGCGGCTCGACAACGCGCGCGCGGGGGGCTTCTTCGTCCGCATCGCTCGGCCGTTCCGGCTCGTCGGGTTCCGCCTCCGCGGCAGGTTCAGGCTCCGGCTCAGCGGGCGGCTCACGCAGCCGCCGCACCTCCGCCTCCAGTTCGTCGCGGTGCATCTCCTCGGGCTCGAGGACTTCCGGTGCCGGCCGCGGTTCGGGCTCACGCTCGGCGGCCAACGCCCACCACACAGTCGCCTCGATCTGCTCCCGCGGCGGCAGCGTGGCCGGGCGCGGCTCGAAGTCTGCGGCATCCAGTAGGGCCACCCGACCGGTTGGGCCGGACATCGGCTCCGGGGCGCCCTTCTGCCGCTTCGCCTTCCGCGGCTTCTCCCGGGCCAATTCTCGATACCAGGAGGTGGCGAGATTGGCGGCCGCCGCCATGTAAGGCTCCAGCGCAGACGGGATAGCAGCCACTAGGGTTTCGTCGTCTTCGCCGGACAGGGCGACTACCACCGCGGTGATCTCGGCGACAGCCAGCGCGGACAGCTCTTCGACGTCCTGCTGATACTGCTCGATCTCAGCTTGCGACGGCATCCGTTGTCGCTCCAGATGCAGGCGCGCTTGCGAGGCGGCGCTGACGCAACTCTGCGACCAGAGCCTGCGCCTGCTGCGCCTGCATCGCCTCCTGGATGCCGCGTATCTGCTGTTGCGTCATCCCACGAACCATCGGCAACAGCGACGCAATCGGCACTCCGGCGGCAGCAAGCTTTGTCGCCGCATCAACCTCCGCGGCAAGGCTTCGCGCCTCGGTCTCGCGCCACTGCACTTCGGCGCCAGCATCGAACGCGGTCTCTACGTCGCCGTCCATCTCGGCGGAGAGTCGGAACGCCTGCTCCCACGACTCCCCGAGAGACTCCTTCTTGTCGGTCAGCTTCTCGTTCTCACTCTTGCCCGCGAGCGCCAAAGCCTCCGCTGAGAGATTGATCAGCTTGCCGTTGGTCGCTGGTGACAGACCTGCCTTCTCGTGGGCGTGCGCCTTCATCGAGTCGATCAGGTCGCTGTAGCCGGCGATCGACGCCGCGGGAAGGCTTTGCGCCTTCACGTCGTCCTCAAACGTGAGGATCCGCGACGCCCCCGCCCGCAAGACCTCCTCAGCTGATCCCGTCCAGCCCGATATCACCCACTGTGGAGAAGCCCCGAAGCGGGACACCGCCAAGCGGTCGAAGTTCACGTTGTTGATGGCCTGCTGATCAATGATCAGGGGAGCAATCTCGCCAACGATCATGTCGTCGGCGTCGCGGTCGTTGATGAATCGCACCACCGGGCAGACCGGTTCGCCGCCGAATCTCGCGCCATGCCGGTACGGCTCCCCGAACTCGCGCGCCGTAATCGGCTGCGACACATTCGGGTCCGTCGACATCGCGACATCGCCCAGATCGAATGGGTACACCCATTCGTCATCGAGCAGGATGCCCTTGCGGCTCAACTTGGCGTCCGTCGCGTCCAGCCATGTCTCCAGTGAGTACTGCGGCCACGCGTCCAGCGCCGGATCCCGATACGCCGCCAACTGTTGCCTAGGGCTTCGCGGCCGCCACACCGGAAACTTGCGCTCCTCGTCGTACAGGATCGTGAGGTAAGCAGCGCCGTAGGTGACTGCTGGCTTGTGAACTTCCTTCTGGCGCGCATCCATCCGGTTTCGCTGCCACCCAGCCCACGCGGGATCATTCTCGAATGCGCTAGCCCGCCGATACCCGATCACCGACAGATTCCGCGTCCAGGTGTCGCGAATGCCAGCGAGGATGTTCATCACCGACAGCCTCGCCAGATCCTTGATCTCATCGCGGGCACCCTCTGGGATGCGAGGCGCGCCGCGGAGCCCTTTCGTGTACTCGTAGATCCGGTCCAGCCCGACCCGCTCGTCCAGGTGCATGCGCCACATGTCGGCGATTACGCGGCGGCGGTCGTCCTCATCGAGCACACGATCACCCCTCTCGTAATCACACGAATGTCGCCCTTCTGGAGCGCGCCCTCTTCGTCGCCTCGGCCCCGAACAGGGCGAGGGTCAAGCTGACAATGGGCGCGATGTTCACGGTTTCGTCCGCACGGTCCCAACCCCAGCCGCCCGCTTTCCCGATCGGCCGCTTCCGACCACCGGCCAGTGCCGCGTTCACTGCGGTCTGGTTGGCGTGAGTCAGGTGTCGGGCCGTCGCCCTATCCACGAACAGGCCACAGGCTTTCGCCATGTCGCCTGCGGTGGTCTGGATGACCTGAACCTTCATGCTTTTCAGCACCGGTACCAGCGACGCCGCCGGGGACGCATTGTCGATCGCCACCGGGATCCGGCGGCCGACGCGCCCAACGAGCCACGTAGTCGCCGCCTCGACATCCACGCCGGCCCAGACTTCCTCGACGTGCGCCGACTCTCCCTCGAGCCAGCAGGCCGTGATCGAAACCTCGCGGCCGTGCGACATGTCCACCGCCAATGCGTTCGGCTTCGCGCCATCGGCGGGGCCGACATCGGAAAGGTCCCGCCACAGCGACGCCTTCACAATCGCCTGATGCTTGGAGACCTCGTCCCAGATGCCGAGCGCCTCACGAATGAACGACGTCTCGGAGAGGTTCTTCAGCATCCGCAGCATCGCCCGCTCCGGAGTCCGGTGCGGGTAGGACGGGTTGGCTTTGCGCCACTGGTCGCGGTCGCGGGGGTCACAGCCTCGATCTGCCGACAGCTCGATGTACAGCGTCTCGCTGGACTCGCCGTTCAGGGCCTCCTGCTTCAGCATCGTGAACACTTCGCCGGGGTCCGTTGGCTTCGGCGGCGTCCCGACCACGATGATGAGCGGGTTCTTCGAAACGTTCGTCGCCGGCGTCATGTCATCCATGGCGGCTTCGGTGAGGATCTGCCCCTCATCGAGCACCAGCACGTCGACCTTCGAAAAGCCGCGACCGAAGCCGCGTTCCCGGGCGCCGAACAGAATCCTTGAGCCGTTGCGGAACAGGATCGACTCGTCGCCCGCGCCGCGAAGTACTCGCTCCACATACGGGGCCATTGCCTTGCGGTGAGCCAGCCCCTGCATCGTGCCGAACACTTCCCGCGCCGTCTTGAACCGGTGCGCGGTCCACACCACCGTCAAGCCGGGGAAGATGATGCACAGCGCGAACACGATCGCGCCGATCAGGTATGTCTTGCCGACCTGCCGCGGGATCGAGATCACCACGGTGTCGGCGGCGTACAAGCCGTCTCTGCGTTTGGCCAGGATCAGGCGGCCAGCGCCGTCCTGCCACCCATCGAACCCGAGGCCCAGCTGCGCGCAGGTGTCACGCACCGACGGCCAGCCCGTCGACACGATCCCTTCCGGCGCGACAACATGCCGTGCTACCTCAGATAGCCGAGCTGTCCCAGGACTCATCCGGAGTCGCTGCCGCCTTGCCGATCTCGTCGTCGCCAGCCGCTACGTCGATGGCCGCGATCTCCTTCGACAACAACGACAGCTGGCGGTGCAAAGCCGCCTTCGCAGGCCCGTTGGCGTCGCGCATATCCACGACAATCTGGCGGCGCTGGGCCAGCAGGATCTGGTAATGGTCCCCACTCTCGACGGCCTCGGCCAGCGACATGGGCTTCTGCGGCGCTGGCTTCTCATCCTCGGTGACCACCGTCAGCTTCGGTTTCGCCATCTCGGCCACCTCCTCAAAGAAAAAATCGCCACGGATAGAAGACCGCCTA